AGCGGCACAACGGACGAGAGCGCCTTGGGGTCAAATACCGTGAACACTGGTATCGGCCCGCTCTACATCGGACAGATCAACGACAATGCTTGGGGCAGTGCCAAGTTCTACGGCTGCACCTTCATCGACAAGATACTGACGGCACAACAGCGTAGTGATGCCCGGCAATACTACGCAGAAAAAAGAGGCGTTGTGCTGTGAGCGTGGCAGCGATCACCGCCAGCGACAAGCTGACTGCAGCTGAGGAGGTTGTTATCACATGACCATTACTGTTGAAGATGGCACAGGTCTTCCAGCGGCCAACTCTTTCACCTCGGTGGCGTTCGCAGATACCTTCTTTGCGGATATTGGCGAAGCCACTTGGGCCGCCGCTCTCGCAGCGCTGAAAGAAGAAAAGCTTATCCTAGCTACTCGTTACATGAGCAAGCGTTATGGAACGCGGCTCAAGGGTATTATCTCCAGCTCAACGCAAGGCGTCGAGTTTCCGCGGGACTATATTTATGACGAGCGCGGAACGCTTATCACTGGAGTGCCAGTCAAGTGGCAACAGGCGTGCTGCTGGTATGCCCGCTATGCCTTGACCAATGACCTCATTCCGCCGATCATCTATCCAGTTGCAGACGGCGCGCCAGTTCCATTTGGGCGGATCAACCGCAAGGTGGAAAAAGTTGGCCCTGTCTACGAAGAGACCTACTACGCCACAGGTGGTGCCAATGCCTCACGTGTGAGTTCAGGAAGTGCACTGGTCGACGCAGACCGGGTCGTCCAGTATCCAGAGGCTGACCTCCTTGTTGGCCCCTTCCTGCGCAGCACGAAAGGGGTAAGTCGTTGAGCCTAGCCACTCGTCTTCAGGGAACAGCTGCCCGCTTGATTGACAAGCACGGTGCCGATATGATCGTCACCGCCCGTGCAGCTACGCCTGAACGCGAGGCCGGTAAGCCCTGGCGTGGTTCAACTGGAACGACCACTGTGACAGTGCGTGCTATCCAATACGACTACGAGGCTGAAGAGGTTAAGGATGCCACTTGGCGCCGGAACAACACCCGCTTTTTGGTGGCCGAGAAGGATACGGATGGAAATCCGCAGTTCACCACCGTCGACATTACTACCGCGACTGACCTGGAGGACACCTCAGGCGATGTTTGGAGCATTGACCTTGTGGATATTGTTGAGCCTGGGAATGACCGGGTTATCTACATTCTGAACGCGGCGAGGTAACCATGTCCCTAACACGCGCACAGGCAAGAGACGAAATGATGTCAGTGGCCAATACGGCCTTAGCTGGCTATGATGCCAATTTTCCTGTTCAATGGTATGACGACGACAGCAAGAAGCCTCCCAAGAACCGGAACGCCTTCGCTGAAGTTGGGGTATACCATACTGCTGGCCATCAGGCCACAATGGGCAGTATTTCAACGGGGCGAACCTTTCGCCGCTATGGATACTTCGAAGTGCTGGTGCATACCCCCGAAGGTGACGGGTTGACGCTGGCCGACGAACTGGCTACGATCATGCACAATGCCCTTGAAGGCGTTACCACCGTTGGTGGGGTCATCTTCAGGAACGTGCGTGCTACGGAGGAAGGGAAGTCCGGCTCCTTCCGTATTACTAACGTTAGTGCGGACTTTGAGTATGACCAGATTAAATAGGAGGCCTTAAACATGGCACAGGTCAGCAAGATCGACAGCAATGTGACGGGGCTCCGTTACTGCGTTGAAACCTCTCTCGGGAACGCAGGTTCCGTATGGTATGCCCTCGACCCGAACTCGTATAACGATTTCGGCGGGAACTTCACCAAGACGGCTCGCACCCCGATCAACAACCGCCGTTCGCGTTACAAGGGTGTCCTGACGGACCTCGAGAGCGCTGGCGGTTTCAACATCGACATGACCCAGTCGAATATCCAGGACCTGTTTCAGGGCTTCGTGTTTGACCAGTTCGAAGAAAAGGGCACCCAAGCTCCGTCGGCTGTCACTGGCACTGCCTACACGGTGGCGTCCAGCGCTGACTTCCTGGCCAACGACCTGGTCTTTGCCTCCGGGTTTGCCCTGGCGGCGAACAACGGGCTGAAGGTCGTGACCAGTATCTCTGGTGGCACCTCGGTTGCGGTCTCGGGTCTCAGTGCTGAAGCTTCACCACCGGCGGCAGCCAAGATCGTCCGTGTGGGCCATCAGTTTGCCTCCGGCGATTGCGAGATTGATGCCTCTGGCGACCTGCCGATCATCTCCACTACCACCAAGGACCTCACGGAACTCGGACTGGTTGACGGCGAGCTTATCTTCATTGGCGGCGACACTGCTGCCACCGAATTTGGCACGGCGACAGACAACGGCTGGTGCCGGGTGCGGAATACCGACGGGGCCAACTCGGTCACCCTCGACAAGGCTTCCGGCCAGATGGTGACTGACGCGGGCGGTTCCAAAACCATCCAGGTCTTCTTTGGGCGCACCCTGAAAAACCAGGAAGGCGCGGCAGTCACCCGCACGACCTACCAGCTGGAACGTGTGCTTGGTGCTCCCGACGATGCCTCCCCGGCGCAAATCCAGGGTGAATACATCGTGGGTGCCGTGCCCAACGAAATGACTATGTCCATCGATACGGCGGACAAGATCATGGTTGACATGGGTTTCATGGGCATTGACTATGAAACCAACGATGCTGCGACTGGTCTGAAAGCGGGCACTCGTCCTTCTCTCGGCACCGGCAAGGCGTTCAATACCTCCACTCACGTCACGCGCATTCGCATGGGCCTGACCAGCGACGTGGACGAATATGTGGACGCCCTGTTCGCCTATGTGACGGAAGTTCGGCTGTCCATCAACAACAACCTTACCATCAACAAGGCTGTTGGGACACTCGGCGGGTTTGAGGTTAGCTCGGGCACCTTTGAGGTTGGCGGGAACATCACTGCCTACTTCCAGAACACATCGGCGCTTGAAGCCCTGCGTGCCAACTCGGACGTCACCCTCGACGTCTGTGTGGTCAAGGACAACGCTGGCTTCTCCTTCGATCTGCCTCTGCTGTCCCTGGACGACGGGCGACTGAATGTGGAACTCAACCAGGCGATCACCATCCCGCTGGGCCTCATGGCTGCAGACGGCGAGGACGTGAACTCCAACCTGGCGCACACCATCGTGATGAGCTTCTACGATTACCTTCCAGATGCCGCCGAAGCCTAAAAAGCGGGGCGCATGGCAACCGCCGTAAAAAGGTGACAGCCCGGAGAGACGGGCAACAAACCTTGCTGAGGAGCAAACAAATGGCCAAGACGAAGAAAAAGGGTGGCTACGGTTCATTCCGTTCCGACACCGCTGCAGAACAAGAAGGCGTTGAACTGGACTATGGTCCCTTCCGTGTCACGATCGCTCGTGCTGGTGGGGCCAACAAGTCCTATGAGCGCATTCTGGAAGCGCTGACCAAGCCTTATCGCCGTGCGATCCAGCTCGAAACCCTCGATCAGAAAATCTCTGAAAAGATCATGAAGGAAGCACTGGCGAAGGCTGTGGTTCTGAATTGGGAAGTTCTGGTCGACGCCAAAGGCAACCCTGACAGCGGCGGCACTGACTGGCGCCAAGGTCTGGAAGACCCTGACACCGGCGAACTGCTGGAGTTCACCTGGGAGAATGTGCTGAAGGTTCTCCAGCACAAAGAAATCCAGAACCTCTACAACGACCTGCGCATCCAGTCCGGCAAGGAAGCTCTGTTCCTCCAGACGCGTCGGGAAACGGAGGGAAACGACTAACTCTGTTCCTCATCTACCAACTGGAACAAGGGCCAGTAGAGGAACAGATCATCAAAATTGCGATGAGGTCCAACCAGCCTCTTCCGGACCCCATCGCAAACGCTCCTGAGATACCCCTTGGCTTGGGGTTTTTCTACAAAGTCTTTCAGGAGCTTTCCTCGGAACGAATGGATGGGCCCATACCTGGTTCAGCGATCAGGTCCTACAATCGGGACGAGAATATAACGGGAGAGCTGGCTGACGATGTGAAGTATCACGTGAGGAACTTGGATAACGCGCTGCTGGAATACCGGCGAAAGAAAGCAGCGCAGGAAAGTGGGGGAGGTAAGAAATAGTGGCTGATGGTTTCAACGAACTTGGTAGGAGACTGCGTGTTCGCGCCTATCAGGTCGGTCGTTGGAGCCACGCCACTCCCCGCAAGGCAACCAAAGTCCTTGTTAGCTCGCTAATCCGTTCAACGCCTGTTGACAAGGGCGTGGCACGATCAAACTGGCAGGTCGCAACAGGAGCTTCCCCGGCAACTGTGCGATCTGCCTTTGCTCCTGGGAGCCGGTTGGGTCTCGGTGAAACTCGGAACGCCGCAGCAGCCATCGCCGCTGCCTATGCTCGTATCGACAATGCTCCTAGTTTTGGGTTTTTGCGGGGCTTTGTGAACGCGGGCATCCCTGAGGCTGCGGGCGGGACATCCTTCTATGTCTCCAACCCGGTCCACTATATTGAGGCTCTTGACCAAGGGCACTCCAGACAACAAGCGGCCGGCTGGGTTCGTAGGGCAATTGACCAAGCCCGCATCGAAGTTCGCCGGAACAAGATTTTTGATGACTTTGGCGGGAACCCGTAATGCCTACTGAACGCATAGACATTATTGTCACGGAACGTGGCACCCGCCAAGTCAAGCGGAACATTGAGGGCCTAGCGTCAGCTTCGGACCGCGCCGGAAATGAGCTTGGAGACCTTCGTCGGACCCTCAACAATATCTCCCCCACTGCCCAGCTCAACCGGACACTTGAACAAATCCAATCACTGCGTCGAGCCCTTGCGGCTCCGCGGTCCCGTTCAGCTTGGCTGAGCACTCCAATTGCAGAAGCCAACGCTGGCCTGGTCCAGATTGGCACCAATCTCCGTGCCGCCCGTCGTGAGATGGGAACTAACGTTGAATGGGATGCGGTCAACGAGTTCCGCCAGGCCGAGGCAGAGCTGGATGACATTATGCGCAAGTTGCGGGCAGTCCGTGCCATGCAAACGGACTTTGTGTCCCGCAACAATGTGCGAGATAGGACGACGGGCCTCTCGCCAGTTATTCCACCAGTTGTTTCACTCCCGGAGGTGAACCGATACGCCGACGATGTGGAACGTGCGGCCCGTGGGTCTCACGATTTGGCCGACGGGGTCGATCGTGTAGGTGCCTCGGCCCGGGGCGCCAACAGACCGTTCATGCTCCTCAGTCGGTATGTTGGCGTCTTCGGTGCAAGTATCGTAGCCATGGAACTCATGCGCCTGTCTGACAGCGCAACAGTAGTGGCCAACCGGATCGACATCGTAAGCGAGAGCACCGGGGAGGCTGCATCTTCGATGGATTCCCTGTATGCTATTGCCCGTCGGACCAGAACGCCGATCGAGGCAATGGCGCAGTTGTTCCAAAAAGGTATGATGGCTGCAAGTGAACTCGGCGTCGACCAGAAACAGGTCCTGCAATTTGTGGAAGCTGTTGGTATGGGCCTCGCGGTTCAAGGCTCCAGTGCAAATACTGCTCGAGGCGCTCTGATCCAGCTCTCGCAATCAATCGGCACAGACATTGTGCGGGCTGAAGAATTCAACTCCATTCTTGAGGGTGCTTACCCAATTGCTTTGGCCGCTGCCCGCGGTATTGACGAGGCTGGTGGTTCGGTTGCTCGCCTGCGCCGCATGGTTATTGAGGGCGAGATTTCCTCTGAGCAGTTCTTCCACGCCATCATGTCCCAGTATCCAATGATTGCGGATATGTTCGCCCAAACGACGCCGACAATCAGCCAGGCGTTTGTGGTGCTCAGGAACAAGATGACTGAATACATCTCGACTTCCGAAGAGGCACAGGCCATCTCAAAAGCGGTTGCGGATAGTATTATTCTCATGGCAGACAACATTGAACCTCTGGCGGACCTTCTGTTCTCCTTGGGTATCGCTTGGGGCGTTGCCTTTACTGCCGGCAAAATCGCTCTTGTTGGTCGGATGGCCACCAATGCCGGTTTGCTTGGCACTGCTATGACCCTTCTCAAGACTGCCATGGGCTTTATGGGTGGACCGATCGTCGGTGGACTGGCCTTGCTTGCTGGTGCGGCGTTCTTTGTCTACCAGAACACCGATAAGGCGGCAGATAAAATCCAGCGACTTCGCGAGGTCATGGACGACGGTGTTGATGCCCTCCAAAAATACAACGAGCACGTCCAAATTGCGGCGGAGGAGCAGGAAGAACTTGGTGGAGTTATCAACCTGGCCACTGAAGCTATGCTCCGTCAGTCTCGTGCTGAACTGCAAGCTTCCCTCGGCACGCTGCAAGACGAAATTCGTGGTATGGAGCGCGAAATTGGGGGTGAAGGTCTTAACCCGTTCAACCTTGACAATATCCGCACGGCTATGAGCGAGCTTACTTCTAAGGGTGGGTTCCGTGACTTTGACAGCACTAGCGGGGATATGTGGTCTTTCCGCAATGCAGATATTGAAAACCTGTATGACTTGCTTGCAGCTATTAAGGACGGCACTGGGTCAGTTAATGACTTTTATGCGGCCATTGAACGTGTGCGCGGCGTAGGCCCTGAGGTGTCCGCGGCGGCAGCTGATTTGGCCACTGCTTTGGAAGCGCTGCCTGAAAACCTTAGCGAGGAGCCCTCGGCTCAAGCTCAACTCTGGCTTCAGCAAGCCGAGGAACAGCTAGCCAATATCGCCACAGCCATTGGCGGACTTGACGCTGAAATTGAGGCCGCAGCCAACGCTCAAAGCCTTCCGGAGAAGGTTAAAGCTCTGCAGGCTCTACAAGCAGGACTTGAGTCTGCTCAAATGGCAGGGCAACTTGTTCGTGGCTCCAGCTGGATTTCCGATACTGCTGACCTGCTAAAGGCATTGCAAGATGCCCGTGACTTGGAAAGCTCCATGATGGAAGCTTTGGGCGCCAACACTGAACGCCTGAAGGAACTTGCCACTGAGGCTAAGCGGTTCCGCCAGCCTGTTCAGGGAGCTTCTGATGCTAGCCTTGAAACTGAGGCGACACTTGACCGGATCAATTTCACCCCGCTGGAAGAAGGGGCACGAGGGTTTGCGGACCAGCTTATCCGGGCTGCAGCAGCGGCCTCCATTATCAATAACATGGAGGCCCCTGCTGCCAACAACAATGGTCCTATCATGGCGTCGTATAGCCCTGGCGTAACGCGCGACCAGATGGGAACCAATGGACTTGCCACGCTCAACTCTGGTGGCTCGTTCACCGTTGGTGGCAATGGGGGTATCGATCAGAACCTCATCTCCTTCTGGGCATCCAAGGGGGAACAAGTCTCTGTAACTCCGCGTGGCCAAGGCGGCTTGATGGGAGCAGATCGCACGGGCCAGTCTGAGGAATACCTCAGCGTTATCCAGCTAATCAACCAAGAGCTTGAAACCCGTTACAACAACCTCATGCGGAACAACCAGGGTATGCAGGAACAGCAAATCCTGCAAGACGCTCTGCAGATTGCCCAGCGTGAAGGTGCTGTCCTGGCTCAACAGGATATTGAACTCATCCGTGAGCAGGCCAACGCTTTGGCCCAGCTCGAGCAACGCATGGAGCTTATCGATGACATCACCGATGCGGTGTTCAACAATATGGAGACGGCCCTTAACAACTTTGTAGAGACCGGGACCTTCAACTTCAATGAGTTCGCGACCTCCGTCATTAAGGACCTTGCC